CCCCGGCCGTGTGGCCGGGGGGCAGTTCTTATTTCATTCTCTCAACCCGAGGTAGACCCCTCTACCTCAGACCTGGGGGGCCGGCGCAGGCGCCGGCTCAGCGGGAGCCGCCTGAGCAGCTTCCTGGGCTGCAACAGCAGCCTGGGCAGCCGCAGCAACGTCCCACGGGGACGGCTCGTACAGAGCCGTAGCGGTCTTGGCGTCCTCGTGCCGCTGAGCAAACTCACCCGCACCCAGCAGGGCAGCGGCGACAGGGAGAACGGCCTCCCAGTGGACGCCCGGCCAGAAGCCCAGCAGAAGCGGGACCAGGGCCGAGACGACGGCATACAGTCGAACACCGTGCTTGGAAACAAAGTTCATGAGATCTCCTTTAGGGGGGTCACATCGAGCCAGTGAGAATGTGGAGTAGGAACCACACGGCAAAGCCGGACCAGACGCCTGTGAAGACGGCCCGGCCCGGCTTGGTGTGGACGCGGAACCACGCCCTGAAACGCTCTGAAAGCGTGTCGCCCTGCCTCTTGCTGACGATTCCGTACGTCTCGAAGGCAGCGAATGTGAGGACCCAACCGCCCCACATCCAGTCAGCCGCGGTCACTTGCAGCTCGAAGTACTCGACGGCTTGGGGGTGGGCTTGTGGGTCGGCTTCGCGCTCGGCTTCGGGGTGCTCTTGGTGGTCGGCTTCGAAGACGGCTTGGCGCTCGTCTTCGAGGGCGACGGCTTGGCCGGCGCGTGGACCGGGACAGTCACCTTGTCCCCGACGTTGAGGTCATTGGGGTGCGACTTGTAGGCCGGGTTCAGCCCGAGCAGAGCCGCGAGGGAGATGCCAGCCGTCACAGCGATGGCACCGAGGGTCTGACCCGCCTTCACGGTCACAGTCGTGGTCTTCGGCTTCACAGTCGGCTTGCTGGGGGCAGTCACCGCAGGGCCGTTGGACGCAGCCGCGTAGTGGTAACCGGCCTTGCCATTCAGGCTCGGGTCAGCGGTCGTGATGCCTTCGGCGTACTCAGGCAGGCCGTAGCCGAAGGTGTTGGCGTCGCGGCGGTTGCGCTTGCGCAGATAGACGCCGTTGCCCTCAGGCGAACCGGTGACGTTGGTGTTGCCTTCCACGGTAGTGATCGTGTTCGCGTCGTACGCGACGACCAGACCAGTGTGAGCGCCACCGTCCTTGCCGAAAAAGACCTGAGCGCCGATAGCGGGATACGAGCTGAACCGGCCCTTCTTACGGAACCAGTCGACTCCGTAGGAGCACGAGGCGGAACGCGGGAACAGATCCGCCACGTTGGCCTTCAGCGCCAGCCACGACACGTACACGGCACACCACGGCCATCCGCCCGCACTCACCCACGCCATGCCGGGGACCTCAGAGGCGTACTTTTCCTTGTTGTTCCAGTGGCCTCCCGAGAAGCCTTCCTTGTAACCGACCTCGCCCTTCGCTATCCGAATGACTTCGGCAACCTGGCTCATGCGTCCTCCTGTTTGTGGGCATGAGAATGGGCCGACCCGCAGGCCGGCCCCTCATGTGTGATTACGTCAGATACGTAGTGATCTAAGTCGTTCCGGATCGAGGGCAGTCAGAATCTCGATGAGTCTCTGATTCTCCTTCTCGATCCGCGCAAGCCTTTCCTTGATCTCGTCAAGGTCTTCCTCAAGTCGATCAGCACGCGCCTTCTGTGCCTCTGCCTCTTCCTTCCAAATGGTGGAAGTGCCCTTGCGCCATCCCGCAACGACAATCACAGATGCGGCAGCAAGAGAGGTGCTGATGGAAATAATTTGCTCCAGCGCCATCACGCCTCCCGGTACCAGCCCTGAATGGTGATGATGGTCGAGGTCCCGATTTGCTCGCCTCGCATCTGAATGTCGGTAGGGCCGCGGAACTGGTCGATGATCGCTCCCGTACCGCCTGCGAGGACAACCGCGCTGAAAGTCCCGGAGATAGAGCTGTTCGTGCCAGCGGCCACGCCACCGCAGTACGCACCAAGAAACTGACGAGTCGTGTTCGCGCCGGACCCGCCGTCGCGGTATGGGGTGCTCGGGAGAGAAATGGTGATACCAGTCGTCCCTGAACCGGCAGCAGTCGCGGAAAGATAGATCTCGACAAAGACGAGCTTCCCGAACTTCTTGTACCAGCCGACTTGCTGACTCCACGTCGCCGTTCCGCCGTTGGTCACGGCCGGCACGTAGGTGCTCCAGGTCGTTGACGTGACAGTCAGGTCACCTCCGACAACGAAACTGTCATCCGTCTTCAACGTGTCGGCCGCGGAGCGGTAGAGGTTCGTGTCCTGGACGGCGTTACCCGGCCCCCAGAACATCAGGCCATCCTCCCGGACAAACCACCTGGCGTTAGCATCTCCGGTTGCCCGGCCCTCGAATGCACTGTCTGTGGCGTTGGTGCGGTTACTGCGGACCAGGTTGTTGGTGTGAAGCTCTCCGCCAACCGTGAGGACGGTGTCCGTCTTCAGTTCACCAGGGTTGGCACGGTAAAGGGTGGTGTCCTGGGGGTTCGAGCCGTCACCCCAACTCAGCTTGCCATCGGTGCCAAACACCCCGCGTGCGTTTACGTCTCCAGTAATGCGGGTCGAGAGAGCGGGGTCAGTCGTAGCGCCCCGATAGACCCTCAGAGCGGCGCCACTCAGCGCGAGAAATCCAGTTCCATCGCGGTACAGGGTCGCGTCTCGGGCCGCGTTACCAGGTCCCCATGTGATCTTGCCGTCAGTGGTGACCCGAACTCGGTCAAAGGCATCCCCGGTGACGTTGATACCGAGAATGTCAGTTGCAGCCGCGGAACCAGATAGCTTGGGCAGACCAGTGAACTGGGGGGCTCCAACAAATGTGGGGCTGTTAACAAAGGTGGGGCTTCCGCTGATGGTTCCCGAAAGGGTGCCGCCGTTGAGCGTCTTGTTGGTGAGAGTCTGGGTGTCCGTGGTGCCGACGACAGCGCCGGTGACTCCGTGGGCGGAGGATGCAGCCTTGTGGGTATTGAGCTGGGCATCGGAGTACGCCCGGTCCCCGTGAGGGTCGATACCGCTGATGTGGGAGTCCAGCCGTTCGCCCACCGTCACGGAGACCAGGGCCACCCTGCCGCCTCCGAAATCCACCCACAGACGCTCGTATCCATCGGGGCCGTAAAAGGCCGCTACGAAGCCGTTGGCGTCGGCCTGGAGCTGGAGGAGAGGGGCGCCGTTGATGTCCGTCAGGTCAGTGAGCTTGGCCGCGCCGGCACTTGGTCCGTCCCAGACGGTTCCCACGGCGTTCGGCACACGCGCGCCGGTTATGTCTTCGGCAACTGAATCGGCGGTGCCGCCAAACAGGTTTCGTGCCAAGGGGCACCTCCGTAAAAGGGCATGAAAAAAGGCCCAACCGGCAAAGCCGGGGGCCTGATTCGTGAAATTACTGGTTTAGTTGCCGAAGGTAGATGCCTCGTACACTCCGGATATCGTGAGGTTGGACAGTGGGGGGATGGCTCGAAGGCTGTCCAGCCCCTCGGCGAGGTTGGTCGAGTTGGGATAGTTCATGTACGCAACTGTCTGCGCAGAACTGTTCTGAGTGATGGTGGCGTGAATCTCCACCATGTTCGGCAGTCCGCCGTTGTAGTTCGGGTTACGCAGAACTCCGTTAAGTACCTGCCCAGTTGCGCCGCTTGCTGGCGTTGGGAGCGTGATTCCGATGGTGCTCGTCCCCGTGCGGGTTGGGCCAGTGTCTTCCCAATCGTTGTTCAGGTACACAGAGAAGAAGACCATGCCGGGGGCGATCCAACGCCACCTCCCGGTTTTGTTGGCCTGGGGGAGGTCCACGTTCACATTGACCAGAGCCGGGGTGTAGCCGCGAGGCTTGGAGAGGTCACGCGATACCACGTTGCCGTCACGGCCCACCCAATATTCGGTCTGCGTATCGGTGTTGTTCGAGTCCATGTCGATCACGAACGAGCCGTTCGACTGGTAGGCAGCCGTCTGGGTCGCGTTCCACGGCACTGCCATGTGCTCGGGGACATCGAAGGGCATGACGTTGATCAGGCTCAGAGCCCCGCTGTTGGCTGGCACAGTGACCTGGTGGAGAGGCATCTCCCAGATACCTCCGTAGGTCTTGGTCAGTGCCGGCGCCTTGGGAGAGGCCGCGGGCTGGCCCTGGACCACCGCGAGGTTCACAGAGCTAGTGGAGAGGTTCGCCCGGAGGACGACCACGTCAATACGCCCGTTGCTGCCAGTGTTCGCGGCAATCGCCACCGTTGCACTGGCCGTTAGCTGGTAGTAGAAGCCTCCGACGATCGCCCGGCCGGGGGCGACAGACACCGACGTGCCGTTGACCACGGCGGCCGTGAACGGCAGGGAGAAAGCGTCAATCGACGTTTGATCGAGTCGGAAGTCAACGCGGTCCTTGGCGAAGACCCGAGCCATGTATTGCCACTGAGCCTGTGACATCATCTGCGCTCCGCCACCTGCGCTATCGGCGGTGAACGGGTAACTTATCTCGTTGGCCATTACATCCTCGCCTCTAGCTTACGCAGCTTCTCACGCATCTCGAATACCGTCTTGTAAAGATTGAGTGGGTTACCCGAACCCTGGTCACCGATGGAGGGAGAAACCGTTTCGGTCTGTCCGCCCTGGTCCACGGTGATGGACACCTCACGCACAATGTCTGTGTATTCGGTCCCGTCCACGGCAACCGTCACCATGTCGCCCACGAAATAGTCGCGACCAAACTTGATGTGCGGGGTATCGATTGGGTAGATCTGAAAGTTTCCCGTCTTAGCACCCTGAGTCAGAGCGTCCGTGGCGGCCTGCAAAACGGCCTGTTGAGCGGCGGCGAAGGCCGCGTCTGTCACCGAGAGATCTGCCTTGATGGGCTGCCCCGTGGTCAGGTCCGCCTTGATGGGGAGGTCTCGACGGTCTACCCACTGCTCGATTTGGAGGCCCCACTCGGCCTCAGAGTCAGAGTCGATCTGCTGGTACAGGTAGCGGCTCTTCCCGGTGCCCTGGCAGGCCACAATCACGCGGGTGACGGCCGGTGCCGTCAACGCCCAGGTGAACTCACGCAGGTTGCCCAGTTCCCGGCTGAACCGGACGCTCTTGGACAGGTCCCGCGGAGCGAAGATGTGAAGGTTGATGACCCGTGCGTTGGGGTCCCAGACGAAGCGGTATCCAGCGCCGTTGTTCCCGGAACCGGTGTTCGTCGTCCATGCTTCGAGCTTGGTCCCGATGACGTCCCATTGCAGGTTGTCAGAGATAGTCGTGCCGAAGTTCACGTCACCTTCGAAGATGACGTTGCCGATCCGGCGTCCAGAGACAGCACCAGGGCCAAGAGCCTTGTTCAGCTCGTCCCAGATCAGGTGACCAGTCGGGCCGGAAACTGCCCGGCCGTCGTCCGTAGCACTCCACTGCTGGGTTGCCGGCTTACTGGGGTCGGGATAGGCGAGGCGGTTGTACGCCAGCTTGTTGTCATCCTTGCCAGCGAAGTAGATACTTCCCAAGCTCGTGTGCTGGGCGTTCGTCCAGTAATGCTGAAAGGTCTCGATCTGCCCCGTGAGAATCGGAGTGTCCACGCCATCCTGATAGATAGCGATGCCTCCGCCCTTCTGGAGAATGTCAGCCTCAGGTGTCCCCGCCTCAACAAGGATCTGCCAAGAGCCTTGCGCACAGTACCTAACCACGAGGTCCATCGATATCCATGTGTCGATGATCCCTACTCGGTTGAGAGCTGCGTCCCGCACCTCCACTCGATAGCCCATGTGTACCTCATGTCAGTAAGTTGAATAGCGAGGAAATACCTGCACCTTCACGGAGGGGGCTCCGCTACCAGCGACTAGCGTTGCTTGAACAGTCGACGTGCCTGCGGGCACGGACCAAAGAACAGGGTTTGCGGACAGCAGAGGGAAATAATTCGTTCCCTGGTCGTCCGTGATCGTCTTGTAGCCAGGGCGGGTATCGACGGTGAGCGTCCGCCCCGTGGCCAGGACATCAGCTCCACCGGCCGCCGCAGGGATGCCCCAGCTCGAAGACCCGTCAGGGCCAGTGAACGTGAAGCTCTTCAGAGGCCCGGTGATCGTCCAGACAGGCCAGGCTTCGATGTCACCGGGGTTGTCCACGATGAGCTGACCTGAGGCCGGCGTGCCGCTGCTGAGCTTGACGGGGAAGAACGGGCTACCCAGGAACGGAAGAGGTGTCCCGAAGGACCAGTTAGCGACCTCTTCCGTGTCTCCGTAGAACCAAGGGTCAACCGCGGTGAGCTGGATACCGTAGGACACCCATCCGAAGCCCGATGCATCGACCGATTCATTTCCTTCCATGCCACTCACGTAGTAGCACTGGAGGGTGCGAACCGCACCGTCCTGTTCAACGAACTTCAGAACGCAGAACCCGTTCTTGGGGTTCAGCGCGTTGGCAAGCTTGCGCTTGAAAGATATAAGTCCCTTGCGGTCAACTCCGTAGACGAACAGGGGCAGAAGGATCTGCCGGGCTGCCGCCCTTGAACTTCGATAGATCGAGCCATCGAGGTTGGGTGAGTCGTCCGTGTGCAGCTCGAACGGTGGCATGTCGAGCCCTGATGCTCCCGGCTGGATCACGATTGCCGGCCACCAACGGTTCTGGAAGCCGGTGAGGGGGATTTCCTCCCCCTCACCATTGCTTCCTGTAATTGAAACGTAGGTGCGCTGCCAATCCTCCGGAATCGGAAGCAGTGGGTTTATCTGCCACTGCCCGCCATCGGCGTTCTGTGGCCCTGCGGGAATAGGCATTTAGCACTCCTAGTCAATTACATGCCAGCCATCACCTCTGCGTACTGCATCGCACGAAGAACGGACTGAGTGGTGTTCTCGGACTTCGCCTCGTGAATGTGGATCTCGTACTTCGGACCCGTCATTCCCGCGGTCTCCTTTGCGTTGTAGACACGCTCGCCGCCTCCGAACTTGACCAGCTCCGGACCCCTCTCGCCAACGAGGGCGAATCCGGGAGAAGCCGCACGCGTACCCGTCCAATAACCCTTGGTGTGGGTAACACGGGAAGTGTGCGTGGTCTTGTTGCCAACGGTCCGATCGGTTTCCACGGTGGTGGTCCCCGAAGCGGGGTCGGAAGTGGTGGTGGTTACCGTTACGACCTTCCGGCCCTTGGAATCCGTTGAGTAGGACGTAGTGACCCTCGTCGTCTTCTTCTTTGCCGCCTTGGGCGGGGACCCCTTGACCGCCTGGGATTCCCCAGTGAGCCAGGTAAGAAGAGAAGCGAGCCCCGGAATGACAGGCGTCTTCGAGTTGAAGTGCAGCTTGTTCTTCAAGGTCTTGACGATGGTGTCGGCAATACCCTCGATCTGCTTCTTCAGCTTGCTGTCCTTAGCGGTCAGCCCGTCCACGAGGGACTGAGCCGCCGACCTACCGGCCTTGTAGTACGAGCCAGCCACCGACTTCCCGAGGGAGTTGGAGGCGTCTCCGATGGCCTTATAGGTGTTGTTGATGTCCGTGACCTGAGAGGAAGTGGACTGCAACAGCGCCTTTGCCATGGCGTCGCCCTGTTCGGGGCCGGCCTGGGCAATCTCGGAGATGATCTCCTTAGAGAAACCCTTCTTCACCAGCGCACTGATGTCGCTCTGGAAGGATTTAATTGCTGCCAGACGCTCACGCAGGCTGGAGAGAGCCGAGGAGGACGAGACCCCATCCGCGTTGAACACGTCGGTGAGGCTCCGCAGACCAACCGCCTTGTCCGAGATGGACGCGGCCATGTCTGACTCGTCCTTCTTGACCGCGGCAAGCTTGGAGTTGGCGTCCTTCAGCTTCGGTGCAAGGTCCGTGCGGTCCTTGACGATCTTCTGAAGGGTCTTGTTCTCCTTGTCCAACCACTTGTTCAGGCTGTTCGCTGAACCCGAGCCGATACGGCCCGAGGTGAACGCCTTGGTGATGATCTCGTAGAGCCTCTTCACCGCAGCGTTAAGGCTGGACACGCCCTTCTCAGCGTCCGCAGCCACACCCGTGGTCCTGGCCCCGGTTCCCGAGGCATAGCCCCTGCGGGTCTTGCCCGCGGCCATCATCGAGTCACCGTGGTTGAGAACCGTCTCCCCGCCGCCGAAGCGGACGAGTTCCGGGCCGCGCTCACCGACCCACGCCCAACCCTTGGCCGCACCCTGGGTACCAGTGGCATAGCCCTTGATCCCAGAGAGAGCCTTGGTCCAGCCCGAGCCGTACCTATGAACGGCGTAGTTGAGGCCCGCATAGATGCTGGCCATCGGGTCCGTGATGCCCCGCTTGAGGTACGGGCCCGCGTACGCCTTGAACGTCTGAGGGATCGTCTGCATGAGGCCCTGAGACGGGTAGCCCGCCTTGGCGTTCGAGTCCGTCAGGTTGATCGCCCTCGGGTTACCCCCGGACTCCACTCCGATCCGGTGAAGGACCAGTGCGAGGTTCGAAGGCGAAAGCCCGAGCTGGGCCAGGGCCATCTTGACCTGAGGCGTCCAGCGAGAGACCGAAGAGCCGACTCCCGGAGTGCTTAGCTGCTTGTCCACCAGCTTCGACACATCGACATTGGGCGACTTAGCCTTGATGTGACTGCCCGAGAAGTCGAAGAGACCCTTGGTATTCGGGAGTGCATCCTTGGCCGTGTCGTAGATGTCGCCAACGACCTGCGACGCGTAATCCATCGGATTCGACCAGATCTCGCGCATGCTCTTTACCATGTCGATCACGCCGTCGTATTCCGACGTCACGAGATCCCACATGCCGTGAATTCCGTCAGTCACAAATCCGGCTGGATCGGTCACCAGATTTTTCGCTCCGGAGACGAGGGACTTGATGGAATCCCAGGCACCGGTGAAAAGGTTCTCGACAGCCTTCAATATTGACGACGGATTCATGAGATCGCTGGCGAACTTGGAGCCGCGCTCAAGAATGTTGCCCTTGCCCTTCCAAATGTCCTTCCACGCAAGCGGTCCAGCAACGGGGCCGATCATGCCGCCAATGGTTCCGATGAGCTGGCTGTAGCCATCGGGAATTGGCAGCTTCTTCAGGATGTCCCAAGAATCCTTCGAAAGGAAGGAATAGATCCCCTTGAACCGGTCAGCCATATCCGAGCCGATGAAGTGGCTACCGGACGTGCCGGCCCCCACAACACCACCCTGAATATCCCCGCCGAGAGCGCGGGAAGAGTGGTCCATCGACATCGTGCCGACTGCACCAAGTACATCCGGTCCGATGTTGAAGTTCTTCGCCATATCAACGAGCTTGTTGAGGCCAAGCTTTCCGAGGACACCGCCCCCGGCGAACTTCATGGACTTACGCACACCGTCAATGCCCTTGGTGCGAGCAATCATGTTCATCTTGTTCACGTAGCCGGGACCCATAGCAGCGGTCCACTCAGGCCGCATAATCGATTCTCCACCGGAGAGTTCGAGAGTGCCGGCCGTGTTGCTGGTGAACCGATGGACGTCCCTGCCGGGCGAGTATCCGGGCAGGATGCCACCGGTAGCGAGCTTGCCGCCCTTGGGCTTCTTGGGCTTCTTCTTTCCGCCCCCTCCGCTACCTCCCTGGTGCTTGGAGATGGCGTCAAGCTCCAAGTTCAAGGCAAGAGCCTCGTCCTTCGCGTGGCTCAGAGAATCCTTCAGAGAATGGATTTCCTTGACTACTGAATCGGTCTTCTTCCCGTTGAGGTCGTGGACCTGGGTCGTCAGCGCCGAAACCTTAGTCAGTGAGTCGTCAGCGGCCTTAGTGAGCTTCTTGAACCAATCCCGCAGGTCCTTCAGGCTCTTGCCGTTGAGCTTCTTCACCGCAGATGAGACATTGCCCGTGGACGTGCCGAGATGCCCCGTAGCGGTTTTCGCGCCGGTGATCTGACCCTTCAGGGCCTCCAGCTTCTCGTCGTTGAGCTTCTGGGTAGCCTTCTGCGCCTTCTTGGCCGCCTTCTCGGCCTTCTGCATCGCGTCCTGAACGCTGGAGTCCTTACCCGCGGCTTCGCCAGCCAGGCGGTTGAGGTTTTCCTTGTTGAGATCCTTGATCTTCTTCTTGAAGTCGTCGATCTCAGCCTTGGCCTTGTTCATCTCCTCCTGGTACTTGGAGATGTCGAGGTTCAGACGCTCCGTCTGAGAGTTCCTGCCGGTGATTCGGTCCTTGATCTTCTGGAAGCCGTTGCGGTCGTCACCGTTGTTCAGGGAGGCCCGCGCTGAACGGAACCGGTCGCGTCGGGTTTCGCCTTCTTCTCTGTGCCCGATCAGGGCGGCTACACCCTGCATGGCAAACTTGCCGGTTCCGAGCAGGCCCTTACTGATTCCCTTGAGACCCTTTGTCACGGGCGACATCAGCTTGAACAGGCCGCCGAAAAGCTTGCCGGCCGTGCCAATCATGAGGAGCCAGGGCGCTACCTTGACGATCACCTTGGCGATCGACTTGACGGCCGACATGATCTCGGGGTGCTTAGCAAGAAAATCAGACCAGGTCTTGAGCTGCTTGACGAAGCCCGTCAGGCCGTCAACAAAGCCCTTCAGCAGGTCAGGAATTGGCCCCTTACCGTTCTTGCCCATCAGGTTCGAGATGACGTCCTGGGTGCCGTTTAGCAGGCCGCCTTGCCAGTGGGACTTGCCGTAGTTCGGGTTCTTCTTGTACTTCTCAACGCCACCCTTGCCGACACCATCTTGGATGTACTTCCGGTTATCAACGACCTTCTTGCCCATGATGGTTGCGCCAAGGCCGGTGTATTCCAGCTCACCCGTCTTCGGGTTGAACGTCTGGAACATCTTCCGAAGGTTCTGCTGGGCGCCTTCCTTCATGTTCGAGAGACGGCTACTGAAAGTCGACGTACCCAGTCGTTCAGCAGAGCCCATAATGCTCTTGTCCGGCTTAGCGCCGGGGACATTGGACTTGCCCTCCCAATACTTCAGAAGGTTCGACACCATGTCCTGACCGCGGACACCGCCCGTGGTCTTGGCGTTCGCCATTACTTCCATCATCTGAGCGGAAGCCGGGTAGATGTCTCCCGCCTTGGCGTGGAAGCCAGGGTTAACCTTCTTGAACTTCTGAACCTGCTTTTTCGTGTACTTGTCGTTCTTGAAACCGAGGAGCTGAGCAAGCTCCTGCACCGGCATGTTCACTGCGTATTCGAGCTGCTTAGTGTCACGCAGCGAAACGCGGTCGGCATCCATGAGCTTTTCCATGGCGTAATAGCCACGCTGAACCATGGACGAGTCGGTGATACCGCCTCGGGCGGCAAGGTCACCGATCATCTGGACGATGTTCTGAGCCTCGCTGGAGACATCCGCTGAACCCTTGGCGTGACGCTTCGGGTCGGAGCTGGTGAAGTCCGCGTTGTGGGCACCGATGGCACGGGAGAACCGCGTGCCGTAGGTGAGCATGTCTCCGACGCTGTACGGCGTCTTGAGGCCGTACTTAGTCAGGTTGTTCATGAGGTCGTTGGCGTCCTGCAACGCCATGCCCATGCTCTTGAGGGAGGTCTGTGCGTTCTGGAAGTTGTCGGCTGCCTTGAGACCCCAGGCGGTCAGACCGGCACCGACAGCAGCCATCGGCGTGACGACGTGCAGCATCGTGCGCCCAAGCTCAGTGGCGGTCGTACCCACCTTGTGGATGGAGTCGCCGGCCTTCTTGAAGGAGTCAGCCACAGAGAGGGAGGTCTTCGCGGAGGCAGTTGCTAGACCAGCCAGGCTCGACTTAGCGGCAGTGAGCTGAGTTGTAGCGGTGTCCAACGCGGCCTGACGAACGGCGAGTTCGCCTTCGATGCGGGCCCGCGTCCGCATCTTGTCCAGCTCCATCGTCTGAAGCTCTTGCGACCTGACCGTCTCGAAGGTCCGCGTGTAGGCGGCCTGGGCCTGCTTCGCGGCCTCCGTCTTCTTGGCCGCGGTGACCTGAGCGTTCCGGATGGCGTTCCGCTGTGCCTCACGGTCGGCCGCGGCGACCTTGCGGATCTCCGCTTGCTCCAGCTCGGCCCAACGTTTCGTTTCATTGATCTGCGTCAGGGTGAGCTTCTGCTTGCCCTTCTGCATGGTCTTGATCTGGGCCAAGTAGTCGTCGGCAACCTGCTGCCCGTACTTAATCTCCAGGTCACGAGCGTTGAGGGCTATGCGCTCCTTGCGCCGAGCGGCAGCCTGCTTGGCAGCCGTCTTGCGGCGCTCGCTTGCCAGCTCGGCCTTCTCGACACCATCAAGGGCCTTGAGGATCTGGGCAGACTCAGTCTTCTGAAGTGCCGTCTGTGCCTTCAAAGTCTGCTCGGCAAGGGCAAGCCGGCCCTTGGCCTGATCACCGAACTTGGCAGTGACCCACTTCTCAAGCTCGACCCGGAGACGCGCGTATGCCTGCGTGATATCGCTTGCCCGCTTGTACTCCGTCTTTACAGCGGACTCGAACTTCTCAAGCTCACGGGAAAGTTCGGCCTGATCCATGACGGGCGTAATGTCAATCCATGCACTACCGACCTTGACACCCTTGGGCACAGACGACATTGGCCCCCCTTAGAGGTTGTTCATGCGATTGAAGAAATCCACAACCTCTTCCGTTGAGGCGTGCGAGGGAGAAACAGGCTCAGGCTCGACCTCTTGCTGACCGGGCCGCACCAGAGGTGTCGGCGCCGGGATGTCGTTGCCCTCATCGCCAGAGTTGGCCTGGATGTAGAGCCAGTTCGACACTTCAAGAGAGTCAGAGATGCGAGCCAACAGATAGTCGGACTCGGACCACACGGCGGACTCGTCTAGGACGGCCGCCAATACAGAACGTCCTGTCTGGCGAAGCAGAGAATTGACCAGGACGGAGATACGGCGCAAAGAGAGCCGCCCACGCCACAAGTCCAGAAGGTCGAGCCCGAAGAACTGGAGCAAGTCGGCCTCTAGCTCTTCGGGATACCTCCGGATGACGTAGACGGCTCGACTCAGTTTCCCGAAGCCTTGTTAATCTTCTCGTTGAAGGTCTGGAAGTCACGGATGGTCGGGCGGGTGGCCCGGTACTTCTGCCACTGCTCCTCACCGAGGATGATCCGCGCGGCCTCAAAATCGTTCTCCGCGAAAACGACATCAACCGGGTAGTCCATCGGGGACGGAACGGTGTAGGTCTTGCCGCCGTGCTCGACCTCGATCACGTCGCCGCGGGCCTCAGCCTCAGCGGCCTCCAGCTCGGCGCCGGCGTCGGGAACCTCAACGGTTTCAACGGACTTAACAGGCTCGTCGACAGTCTTCTTAGCAGCAGCCATGGGAACTCCAAAGGAAGCAAAGGGGGTTTGGGGTGAGAGAGAGTGCCGGGGATTACAAGCCCTCCCCGGCAGGGGCAGGAATTAATTCAGACCTCAGGACATGGCCTGATTGGTCAGGACGTAACCGAGGGAACCGTTGGAATCCAGCGCCTCAATGGTGAGCTGGTACTCCTGAGCCGCCGTACGGACGAGCGTGATAGCGCCGCGGTCCTGGACCATCGCCCGAGGAATGACCACTCGGTTGTGGATGCCGTTCTGCGACCAGTCCACGACGAGCGAGATCTCCTGGAGCGTGGGGCTGCTGGAGAGGTCGAGTCGGTAGCTGCCGGTCGGGTTGCCGCCACCGTCGAGAACCGGAGCCCAGTTGGCGCCGTAGAAAAGCTCAGTGGTGCTGATGCTGGTCTCAGCAAACGTGGCCGAGATCGAAAAAGTGGCACTGTCCACGTTGTACAAAACCGGCACAGCGGACTGCCAGACGTTCACCGGGTTCGTGTTGACCTGGGGAGTGATGGTGACACCCGCTTCGGTCACATAGCCGAGCGTGGTGTAACCGGTCGGGGGAGTCGTTCCATCGCCCACATCGGTAGGCAGGGTGGCGCCAACGGCCGGCGCCATGTAGACGTAACCGCTCGGCGCAAACCGAATCTTGGTGGTGTCGACGTTCGAAGACATAGAGGCTCCTTTGGGGAGAAACAAAAAACGGCCCCAAAGGGGGCCGCGAGGCTGAGGAGTTGAGGCGTTAGTCGTCAGCGACGAGGAACAGCCGGACTTCGCCTGTGTAGGCGGGCTCTAGAGATTCCTTGTCCGGGTGCCAGTGAGGTGAAGAGATGTCTTGCACGTCGAGGACCAGGGCGCCCTTCAGGGCCGTCCCAGGCAGGTGCTCAAGCAGGTACTCCCGCACGAGATAGGCCAAGGTGCCGGCCTCGGCCGGGCTCTGGCCGTACACGTCATAGAGGATGTCCGCACAGTCCATGCGGTCCCGCTGATGGCGGTAACCCCCGGCCTGGATGATGTAGACGGTGGTCTCACCGACATTGCGGCCTACGAGGGTTCCTGTCACAGCGTCCGAGGGAACGTCTGGGCACTGCCTCAGGAACTCGATCACGAGGGGGAGCGGGTCAACTCTCATTCGACACGCTCACTTTCCAGCACCTTCTTGAAGAAGAACCGGCCCGCGTGCCTGCGTCCTGCCGGGTCGCGGTACCCCTGCTCCTGGAGCATGGCGTGTCGAGCCCGCTCGTTCTCTTCAACCACGACGTAGCCGACCCATTCACGGTCGACCTCTTCGACCATGGGCGTGATGTTCTTCTTGATGGAGAACTCGTCAGTCATCACGTGAGGCCCGCGAGGGGCAGCCTTGATCATCTTTCCGGCAAGCTCACCAGTCTTGGCGGCTACCAGAGCCCTGACTTCTCCGGAGTGCATGAGCTTGGTTTCAAAGCCCATGTCGGTCTCGAACGTGAAGCGTTCGTTTGAGGATCTGGTGTACTGCTTTCCGCGCTTCGGCATTACTTAGTCACCATCCTCACGTCGAGCATCGTGTATTGACGGGAACCGAGCCTCCACCTCCACGCCTCCCCCTCGGGATGCCATGTGTTTCCCTGAAACTGGATTCGGTCAGCGGAATCGACATCGACATCACCAGGGAGGTAGAGAGTCGCCCGGTTAAGGGCGGTCTCACGGGAGGACTCGTCTGCCTTCCACGCGCGCCGGTACGGGACGCCGGCACCCATGCCGGACCACACTTCGGTCTGGTTGTCCCAGTCCCGGTGCTTCCCGTAGTCGTCGGTGACGAGCTGGGCGCGGTAGACGGTTATGTGGTCGTTGAATAGCGCCATGTGATCTCCGGTCGGTCGGGCTTGTGGGTCTCGGACCGGTGCAGGGAGATCGATGCGACGCGAGGCCGGTACTTGCTGAGCATGGACTTGGCGGATTCCGAGAGGCCCGCGTTGTACGCGGTGGCCGCGTACTGGACCTCAAGATCGCCCGTTTTCTCCATGACGGTGCCGGGACTGACGCTCAGCCACCGGATCACCTCAGAACAGACGGCAGCCCTCACCGCGGCTGGCACAGCCGTCCAGCCCCAAGAGGCTGTGACTGTGGCAGTGGTGTACGCGGGAGCGTGACGTAGGTAGAGGACAGCTCCCATGACCTTGTACTCATCGGTCGTGAGGTCTCTGTCCTCGTACTCGTCGTGCAGGGTGATAGCCGAGATATTCAGGCCGGGGAAGGTCGAGGGGGCCAGGACAGCCTGACCCCCTTCAATCACCAGCTCGAACGTCTCGTCGGTGTGCTGCTGGAAGTCAGTCCGGCAGTAGTCACTTACCAACCCCGTGGCGTCCTCAATGAAGGCGGTGATCCTGGCGGCCTCCGCATCGTCTGCGACGGGCCGCCCGAGACGGGCGGTCACGTCCTCAGTGGTAACGAAGGCCACAGGCTTACTCCACGATCTGAGTAGAGGTGACGGTGGAGTTGTGCGCGGTGATGGCCGCCTCGACGCCCGTAGCCACGACCAGCTGTTCGGGCCGGATGACCTTGGCGTCGTAAACCACACGCGACTTGATCGCGTCGGTGAACTTCGCCTCAGGCTTGTACGCCTCCATCTGAGCGAAGGGGATGACGACAGACGTAGCGTCGGTGGAGCCCATGAAGAGATCGACCGTGGTGAACGTCTGGTTGCCCTTCTTGATCAGAGCGTTGTTCGGTCGGGTGTGGGAACCCAGGGTCGGAGCGACCTGAACCGGGACACCCAGAATGGTGCCGATCGCACCCGTCGGAATCACCGCAGTGCCGCCGTAGTGGGCCGCGTCGATGAACTTCGGGTCACGCAGCAGCAGGGACCGCATACGCGGGGAGATGAACAGGAATCGGTCCTGCGGAGCCGACTTGATGTCAAGGTTCTCCAGCATGGAGACCACGTAGTCGTAGACCGACAGGAGCCGGTTCGCGGCAACACCGGTGGTGTTGGCGCCGGTAGGCGCGTCCGTGATGGCGTCGATCGTGCCGTGAAGGGCCGGCAGACCGGAGACGGTGGCGTTGACGTTCGCGTTGCCGTTCAGGTCCTTGGTCTGAATCGCAGCAAGGAGGGTCTTGGCAACCATCTCATCGACCTTGATAGCCAGTGCCCGAGCACGCTGGGCGATGAGCCCAGACATCAGCTCAATGCCTGCCTTGGTCTGGAGCTGGTGAAGCGCGTCAACCTCGATGTGGAACGAGCTGCCCTTAGAAACCTTCATGTCGATGTACTCAAGGGAAGCGTGGTCCGCAGCCGCGATGGAACCGTACGCAGCAACCAGGCCCTTATCGGTCACCTGGTCGTTGACAAAGTGCGGAATGTGAACGGTGTCGCCTTCGCGCCGAAACTCGCCCTCATACTGGCGGTTCGTCACGGTAGCCGAAGAGAGAACAAGATTCTCTTCGAGGTCTGCCAGAAGTTCGGCAGTCCAGATCTGGGGAATGAAGACATTCCCAGAAGCAGCCTGGTAGCCAGTACCAGCCGTGGTGTTAAGAGCCATGCGTTACCTCACAGGTAGATCAGATTTCACCCCTGAGAAGCGCGTCGAGCTTGCCCGACTTACGGGCAGCCTGAATCTCGCTCGGGGTCATTCGGGAAAGGTCGTCTCGGGTGAGCTGACCGGGGGCCTGGCCTCCCTGACGACCAAGGCCGATGTCCTGTCGGAATGCAGGGCCAGCGGCCGGCTGGGGGAGTGACGAGACGAATGCAGCTACCGCTTCTGAATCCACGGAGCCGTCAGAGCCGACAAAGCGACTCATGTTGAGGAATTCCGCTGACGGAAGCTCCACGCCAGCAGAGGCAGCCTTCGCACGAAGCTCAGCGTCTGCAATTCGGATACCGACTTCCGCGAGTGCGGAGTTACGACCTTCAGCCTTTGCGGCTTCGAGTGCCTTCTCTGCGTCGGTCAGGGAAGCCTGGCGGACCTGGTCCAGTTCAGCCGAGGTCGCCTTGAATCGGTCCTCGTTCTTACGGCTCAGTGCCTTCCACTTGTCGACCTCTGCCTGAAGAGAGGCCACATCCGGAGTCTCGGGAGGCGTTTCGTTTCCCGTGGATTCAGTGGAGTTGTTTTCGGTGCTGTTCATCTCAGTCATGCGATCCATCCATTTCGGCGGCATCAAAAAAGGCCCCCATTCCGGGAGCCTGCGAAAAACGTGAAGTATCAGGCGGACTTACGGGCCTGATTGCCGTTGTTGCCCTGCGGCGCCTTCTGGGCCGCCTTCTGGGCGTCCTGCTTCATGCCGGGAGGGCCGGCAGGGTCCTGCTGGGGCATCGGGTACTTCTTAGCCAGTTCCATTGCGGATTTGGCATCCTGTTCCCTCATGTCCGCGAAGCGGGAAAGCTGCTGCGGGGAGTAACCCGCGTCGGAGAGGAGCTGATCCCTCGGGACTCCGATCATCTGGAGTTTGAGGAGAGCATCCATGTGTTGGGCTTCGGTTCTGTTCTCCGGGTCCTTCCAGATGGTCTCTGCCGAGTAAGCATCGGCACGAGGGTCCTTCATGACCTTGAAACAAAGTCGCATGACCTGTTCCCATGCCTCACCGAAGTGGAGCATTCGCTCCCTTGTCTTGGCGATGAGTCCAGCCTCCGCAGCGGTAATCGACTCACCGGAGGGGACAGTCCCGCCGTTGAGGAAGTAGTGGAATGGGATGCGGGAAATGCTGGCCATGTGCTGAACAAGCATCTCGATCAACGTCACGTAATTGCCGAGGTCTGCGGCCTCGAACTGACCGAACTTGGCGCCAGGGTCTTCAGCCTGCAAGAGCTTGTCGACAGCGACCTTGAAGGGTTCAACCGGGTTGCCCTGGTCGTCTTCCACGATTTCCAGGCCGGTGACGTACCGCTGAGGCCATGCCGCGTACTCCGACGCCACCAGGGCGTCAGCAGTCGTCTTGTTGATGGCGTCCTGGATCGGGATGACTACGTGAAGATCTGAGACCGGATCTCGAAGGAGCCGGGCACGGTTGCTGATCGGCACTACGGGGACGATGCCCAGTGGGTTGGGGGCCTGCTTGCCCTCGGTCCATCCGAAGGTGCCGTGTGCGAACGTCCACACCGCGTCAGGGAGCCAGAGGGTGACCCATTCACGGCCCCAGTCATCGAAGTAGAACTTGGCCGCGGCGTCGATGTCTCGACGGGAGCCAGGCGCGTACTGCACGATGACGTGCTCAGCAGACTCCATGGTGATGGTGGGGAAGCCGTCAGAGTCGGCCCACACAACGGCGTAAGAGACGCCCTGGATCATCGCGTCAAGCTGGGCCGCGTTGTGCTCCGCGTCCATGCAGTTGCGTTGCCAGATGTCCCGAGCGTCCTTGTCGGCGTCGGGCTCGTCCGTCATGCGGAAGCCGTCGACGGACAGCCGCTCATTGACCGAGTCGACGATGAGACCACAGAAGTTGTCTCGCCACGTCTCAAAGGTCTGGTTGAACTGGTCGAAGTGCCGGCCCTGCGAGAACATGAGGCGCTGGTGCTTGCCGTCGTAGTACTCGCCGTACTTCCGATACCGGGCTCTCCGTACGCCTAGCTTCGAGTAAAGCCAGTCGATCCACTGAGGTGGAGTGGTCGGCGCACTGCCCGTTGGTACCTCTGTTGGGGATGCAATCAAAATCCAACCACCCTAGATCGTCGTCGTTTAAGCCGCCCATCCGCGATGGCGTCAGCCCTCGCCTCGAATGCGAGAACTGCACACACCGCAAGGTCGATCTTCTTTTTGGACCTCGGTGAGTCCTTGGTAATGAGAAAGCCCTGAGGCACTTCCCGAACCACGGCATTCAGCACGTGGCGGGTAAGGTCGTCACTTCCGTCGTGCAGAACGTCACGGACCATTGCTGCGGTGCGGAATCGCTCGACTGCCTGAACCATGCGCGTGGGCTTATTGGTCCAGAACTCAAAAACGTAATCGTCGCCCCACTCAAGGGCCCAACGGCCGATGTTCTCTTGCCAGTAAGGCGGGTCGGCGTACATCCACTCAACCCGGTACGTCTCGAAGGCCCGCTTAACAGCGGCCTCCACAGAGAGAACGTCAACTTCCCAGTCGGGCCGGTTCGGGTCTCTGGGGTTTTCCCAGAGGCCGAGAATGAACAGCTTTCCGTCCCGGAGCCTGCAACCCACGATGCCTGTGCTGTCTCCGCGGATACTGCCGTCAAAGCCGATGGCTATCTGATCACCGGGCTTGATGGGATCGCCCTCGTTGAGGCACGCGTCCCACTCAGACTTGGACATCCAGCCGTCAGAAGACTCGGCAATGGTGTTGAAGAAGAAGCGCAGGTAGGTCGAATCAGGCGTCGTACGGTCGTGGAGGATCGTTCGAGTCAGGCCGGGAATGTCAGCCCAAGTCGCGTCGCCGTATGCCTGTATGAGGGCCTGGCTGACCTTCTCTGCGTCCCGCAGCTCGTCTTGCTCGATCACGCCTTCGATGCAGTCGTACAGCCAGTAGCCCGCACGGACCATCTCTGACTCGTGGATCTGCTGAGCGACCGAGTCCTCATTCGGGTTGTAGGCGTTGGTCGTTGTGACCCAACGCGAACCGGCAGAGGTCGTCTTCTCGATGTTTCGCTTGATGGTCTGGTAGAAGTCGGGGCCGCCATTCGAGCCCACCCAGTGATGAACCTCGTCCATCAGAGCAAAGGTTGGGCGGTTACCCTCGTTGGTGCGGCCGGCAGTCGCCTTCGGCTTGATGGAGCCGGGCTTACCAGACTTGAACTGGACAACGGCCTTACCGATGTCGAGGGCGAACTCCTTCTCGGCTGGAGACTCCGAGAGCATTCCGCGGATCATCTCTAGCGTCTGCTCGGTCTGGTCGTACGCCGTGGCGCCGATCTGGACCGTAGGCAGAGGAACCCTCTTGGCTACCGGGAGTCCGAAAGCATTGAAGTGGCTGAACCTGCAAGGGCCGATGAACTCGACAATGGCCAGGGACGCCAACAGGGGCGTCTTACCCCAACCCTTGGCCCGGCGCAGGGTGCCGGCCGAGAACTTCCATGTGCCATCGGGATTGATGGCGTAGAACCACAAGACGAAGCGAAGCTGCTCCTTAGTGAACTGCCAAGGTTCACCGGCTCGTTCGCCGTCAGGCTGGACAATGTATTTCTGAGCCCAGCGGATGATTTCGTATCCGAGCGTTTCCTTGGGGGAGGGAACTCCCTCGGGCAGATTGCCAGTCTGCAAGGGCGTTCACCTCTATTCAGTCATTCAGGAGTCGAAACAGCTCCTCATCCAGATCAGTCGTGGTGGTCTCAGTGCCGGCCGTCTCTTCGGCCTGGTCCTGGTCCTGGTCGTCCTCGATGGACATGCGCAATCTCGCGCGGTCTTCCGTCGTGGCGCCCCATTTGGAGACGCGCTGTCGGATCTCACCGGCCAACTTGGTGTCGCCCGCGTAGAAGGCGTCAACGAGCTTCACCGTGATCTCAAGCTCAGCCCAGTCGGTCTCAGCCCACGCACCGGCCTGCGGCGAAGTCGCCCAGGTCTTCCAGAAGCGCTTGGCTCCCGCG